TCAAAAACATCAGGCCGCCATTCTCCGAAGGCAATCATTCCTCTGTCCACTCCAGATCGATATCAAGCGCGCCGCCGGCTGGCCAAGCCGCGCCCTTGAGATTGATCGCCAGAATGTCCGTCGCACGGCGAAGCACGATCGCCTTGTCATTGACCCATGTGAACTGCCATTGCAGGCGGTCAATCGAGCCGTTCGCAGCGGGCGCAAGGTTCAAACGGGCACTGTGTAGCGTGCCAACTGCCGTACCAAGGCCGGAAGGATTGGCCGTGTAATAGGCCAGAACGGCGCTTGCCGCCCCGTCCGCCGTGTCGTGCGATCGTCCCGTGATCGGAACCGTTGTGCCGCCCGTGTTGGCCGCCGAGCGACGAATGAGGTCAATCAGGATGTTTGACGCCGACGTTGCCACGCCAGCCAGCATCAGCGACTTGACACGAATGATCTTGCCAGCCGCGCCCGCAATCGTCAAAAAGTCGGTTGGCGTCGCCGCCGGCGTAATGTTCGTGATGGCCGCGCCAAAGGTCGCGCGCTGCGGCTCATTATCCGCGCCATTGGTGAAGGGTGGATTGCCGTCGCCATTGAGCGACAGAACCTGCATACCATCGCGCTCGCTGACTTTTGCGGGCATGTTTAACCTCGATAAATGTTGAAGGTGCCAAGCGTCTGAAACTCAAGCCGGGCGGGCTGGAGCTTGCGGCTTGAAAGATCGCTGTTCAGGATTTCAGCCGTCAGGCGGTCCATTTCGCCCTGAAACGCGCTCGCCGCCTCAAGATTACGCATGTATTTGTACGCCTCAACAAGCGAGGCGGAGAGATACAAATCCGGATGATCAGTCAAAAGCCAGTTGGTCGGCGAAGCATCCGACAAAGCCAGCTTTTGAAAGTACCGAAGCCAGATCGTGTAAGCCTGATTGGCCGTGAAATCGAACTGAATGGACGTGGCGTCGATCGCATAGAACTGCGGGATGCCCGTCACGATTTGCCATTTCATCGCGTCCGGAACGTCGATTTGTGTCATCTCAATGCGAACGTTCGAGATGACAATCGACACATGGATGACCGACACGAAATCGGCTGGCAGCGTGATTTGATCCGCCCCTTGCGCCAAAGTGAAAGACGTTTCCGTCTCTTTCTTGATCGACTTGAGGCTTCGGTTCAGCTTGGCTTCTGCCAGACTGATGAACGTGTCTGCCTTTGACGCCAAAGCCGCACGGCCAATGCGTTCCACAATCTCCGATTTCAAATCCGAGTAGGTCGCAAAGATCGGCATTGGCGCGCCTCCAAAAGAAAAGGCGGGAGCCGAAGCCCCCGCCCTGTGTCATTACGAAGTCACGCGGCAAGCAAGTTCCGGCCGGATCGTCTTGTAGCCATAGAGCACGTCAAGACGGCAGGGGAACTTGTCGTTGTTGATGTCGTACTGACGAACAACGCGCATCGAGATGCCGTCGTAGACTTCGCGCGAGGCGAAATCGACGCCCTTCGGCATGATCAAGTCAGCCGTCGCGAAGGTGAATGCGTCCTTGTGGAACGCCATCTGCTGGTTATAGCCGGTCGAGGCCGAACCAACGAGCGTGATCGCAGCGGCGTTGGCAGGAGACGCCGAAACGTTCTGCAACGCGCCCGAGGTCACAATCGAAGGCGAGATCGACAGCGTGCCAGCGCCCGCCGAAGTCGTGAGATCGGCGGTCGCGACAAACTGCTGAAGACGCGAGGTCGTGACCTTCGTTTCAGGATGCACCTCGAACACGCCGGCAATCGTGAACACGGTGCCCTTCGTGATGACGGTCGTGCCGGTCATGCCGTTGATCGCCAGCGAGGCGCCCGTCTGCGAGCCGCCGTTGACGGCAGGCGAACCGGCCTGAGCGCCGTTCGTCTGGGTCGGAATGAGCGTGTTCGCATACCAGTCGAAACCGGCAGTGCGGCCCATCATGCCTTCCTTGTACTGCTTGGAAAGCTGACCCGGATCGTTGAACAGACCCTTCAGCGCATCAATGATCGTGACCTGCGCAGTCGGATCAAGGATGATCGAACGATCGCCCGGAGGGGCAAGCGAGTTGTCAAGCCGCGCCTTGGCCTGAAGATAGGTCAGGAGCGCGTTCGGGACGGTGCCGGGCGTACCGACAAGCTGATACACATCCTTCTGCATCGAGAACGCATCGCTCTCGATCGCCGCGGCAAGAACCGCCATGGCAGGCTCAAGAATGCGCTTCGAGAAGTCGTCCAAAGACAGCGTGAGATCGACTGACGTAAAGTTCAGGTCAACGCCCTTCTGGGTCGCGATCTGAAGCGTCGTGTTCGTTTCGGTCGTGTCCTGCGCGGAAAGCGCGGCACCGGTTCGAACAACATAACGGTTCGGCAGGCGAATTTTCAGCGTGTCGCCGATCTTTGCGCCCGAATTGGCGAAGCTGTCATCATAGGCACGGTTGATGTTGCCGACGAAATTGAGCTTCTGGTGGAGAATACGCAGGGCCTCACGAGTGACCTGCGACGGCGTAAGAAGGGTATTGGGCATCGTCGTTTACCTTTGTCTGGCGACCTGCGCCTGTCGTGCCTTCATCCAGTCATCGACAGATGCGCGGTCAGAAAGTTTGTTGACGACAGCCGGCGCGGACCGCCCCACCTTCTCCAGAACAGGAGCGGGAGCCGGAGGCGGTGACGATGGCTGCGATTGCGGTGCGGTCAGACGCTGCGAACCAACCCAGGCCAGATGCAGAAGTTTGTAAGTCACGGGGTTGATGACCTCGATCAATTGCTGATCGGTCAGTCCCTGTTCCTTCGCAAAAGCCGTAACCTTGGCATCGATTTCGGGCGTCCAGCCCTTTATTTCGGTCTCGGCAAAACGCCGCGTATCTTCAATGCGCTTGGCGACTTCCTGTCGCTGGGCATCGATGACGCTGGCCTGCTTTGCTTGCACATCGCGAGAAACGCTTTCGCGATAATTCTGTAACTGCTGATACTGCCGCCAAGCCTTGGCCGCCGCCAAAGGGTCTTCGCTTTCATACTTGTCCCAGTCAACGTTCTTCCACTGCTCAAGAGACTGGTCGATCGCAGCCAGTGTCCCGCGTGCTTGGATTATCTCGTCAGAGGTCTTCGCAAACGCTACCTTTTCGGCCTCAATGGCCTTTCGCTGCTCTGCCAGTTCCTGCGTCTTCCGGGTGTAATCCGCCTGCCGAAGCAAATGCGGTTTCACATCCTTAGGCAGCTTGTACTTTTTGCCGTCGAGGTCGATTTCCTCAAGTTCCGGTTCTTCCGGCTCCGAGGCTTCATCGATTTCGCCAGCATCAAGCATGACATCATCCGAGAGTTCCGGCTCGTTGGACAAGACGGGATTGCTCTCGGCACCGGGGATACCGGTTTCCGGGCCAGACATGATTGATCCTATGGGTTCGGGGTTAAGCGATATTCGTTCGCAGTGCGTCCGAAATCGTCTTGACGACGATCTGTTGAACATTTTCAGGCGTCATGGCGGTCGCCATTGCCTTCAAACGCTCCGTTTCAGCCTGATAGGCCGAAATCTCGACTTTCTTGGCCTCAAGCGCCTGATCGCCCTGCGCGATCTGGGCCTTGATCTGCATGTCAGGCGAGGGGGCCGGCGGGGCCGCTTCCTGCTGTTGCTGATTGAGCGGGTTTATGGCCGCCAGCCGCTCGGCGATTTCATCCGCATTCGGCCAATCCAGCGATTTGACGAGAAGATCGCCAATGACCGGCGCGGCCTGCGGGAAGGACTGGATAAGCTGCGTCATCTGATCCGCGCTTTCCTGCCGCTTTGTGTTGTAACTCGGCCCCGTCGAGACGGTCAGGTCATAGCGGCCCTTCGTCAGATCAAAAATCTTCTCGATCGGATTGCCGTCAGGTCCCGGAACCTGCGTCGGCCCGTTGACCTTGACCGCTTTCTGCGAGCCATCCTCGCCGATCAGCCGAACAACCCGCTCTTGCGTGTAGACCTTTGGAATGAGGTCAAGAAGGATGCGCCCGGCATGGCGGATTGCTCGCGCCATGTTGTCCTGAAAATGATAATTCGACACATCGGACTGACGCTGACGAGCCGCAATGCCGACGCCGCTTGTCTCATTGGACCGCGCGCCAAGCGAGGCGTCATAAATGCCCATCACGGCCTTCATGTCGTCGCTGGAGTTCAGCGCCTCTTGCAGCACGCCAGCCGGAACGCCTGCAAAGGCCTGCCGTTGAGGCATCTCGGTATCGTACTCAAGGAACGGGTACGATGTGGTATGCGCATTCGACCATCGGGCAAGATCGCTGTCGAATGTGCCCTTGCGGCCAATGTACGGAGCCTTGGGAGCCAGCGCGACAAGCTCGGTCGCCGTGGTGCGCCAGTAATTGAACATGCGCTGAGGGTCTTTGGCATCGCGCACGAGCGAGCGAAAATAGCGCTTGCCCTCGACGTTCACTTCGTCGCCATAGACCGGAACAATCGGAATAAAGCGACCCGGCCACTCCGTCGTGCTCAGCACCTCCGCGCCGGTCAGAATGCGCTGCGTGACCTTGTAGGACTTGGTGACACGATCCTTGACGACGGTCACGCCCATGAGATTGTAAATCTCAGCGTTCTTTTTCAGCGTCTCTTCATCAACAATAGAGCCATCTGACAAAAGAATGACGGTTTTTTCAACCTCTTCGCGGGTCCAATACTCGCAAACCTTGACATGCTCGTCATCGAACCACGAAACATTCTTGATCTTCGTGTATCCGGTTTCTTCCCAGTCCACTTCTTCCGCGTTCTTGTATTTGGCGCAAAAGGCGTCTTTCGGCATGTCCTCAATGACAAAAGCCACATTCCAATCGGAGCTATCTGCCGACTGGCTGTCAGGGTCGCCATAGATCGAAAACGGATTGGCAACGCGATCGATTTTGATATCGAGATCGAAACTATCGTCGTGCGCATAGTCGGTCGAAATGCGAATGTAGCCCCATCCGTTCGAAACTGCGCATTCGGTCGCGGTGTCATAGGCAACATCGGCAGACGACGTGTATTCGATGTTGCGTATCAGGTCGTTCATGATCTCGGCAGTCGCCGGATCGCCGGTGTCGTCAACCGGATGCACCTTGATTGCAGGCTTGTTCTGCCGCGCGTCGTTCACCACCTGGCGAATGAAGGCGGGCAGCTTGTTGATCGTCAGCGCCGGACGGCTTTCAAGCTCGCGCTGACGCTTCATCGCAGCGGGCCATTGCTCGCCAAGCCGGGCAAACTTCAGATCATCCAAAGCCTCGCGCCGATTGTCTTCCTCCATGTTGGCCGCGCGCTCGAATTCCTCGCGCGCTTCTTCCAACACGTCGTCATCGGTCGTCGGCTTTTTGTCGTCGTCGTCTGACATCAAGTCATCCCATCCAGCCGCCAGCGCCCGCGTGCTCGCTTCTGCGAGGCGTCGGGCGATCAGCGGGCATGGCGTTGCGGAGCATCATCAGCGCGTAGCGGGTAGCGCTCATCAGGTCGTCGTACTCTTTGACCACCTTGCCGTCTTCGCGGTGGTAGAGGCGAAACTCATCGAACCAATCGGACAGATGGGCGAAGACCTTGAGGCGCCCCGTCTGCATCCGGTCCAACATTTCCATCAAGCCTGCCTCGACGCCGTTCGAGCCGTCCGGGAACGTCGCGCGATCCGGCAGCATCGAAAGGCCCTGCGTCCGGTATTGCTCGGCAAGAGCGAGGCCAGAACCCTTGTCGTGTTGCAGGCCGTCATGCGGCCATGCCCATGGCAGCGTTGGGCCCCAAGATTTCAATGCACCCGCATGAATGACCGGCGTCGCCTCTTTCACGCGATAGGCCGCCACGACGTAGACAATATCGGCGTCACGATCCCACGCGAGCTTTGCAGCGGCGGTCGGATGATCCCATCCGAAATCTATGCCACCAATCAGCGGCCAATGACGCGGAATGGCCAGCGGCTCGCAGCGAATGCTTTCCTCCGGCACGGGAAAGATGCGGCCACTGCCAAGCGTCGGAACGCCTTTCGTTCGCGCCTCGCGCTCATGCGCCGGATAACTGGCGATGATCCGGGCCCGCTGTTCCGGGCTGTAATGCTCGGCATCGTCGATCGTCATCGTCGTGACGTGGCGATCCGGCGATTTGTCGCTTAGGAACCGCCGAACCACGTTCGACATGCCCAAGAGCGGCGTAAATGTCATGAACGCCATGCCGCCTGTGGCATTCGTTCGAGTCAATCCCTCGCTGTAAATGTCCTCTGGCGGCTCTTCATCGAACCAAACGATATCGAGCGTTTCACCCTGCCATTTTTCGCGGCCCTGATCGTAGGACTTGAAGCCCAGCGTCGAGCGCCCGCCGCTCTTGTGCTGAACCGTGACGCTGTCAAGAGCATCGGCAACGCCCTGCCGCGATGATGTGTCGTCGGTCGTGAACGTGGCAGCCGGTATCAGCCCGGTGCCCCATTGCGCCCGGTCCTTCGGCTCCCCGACAAGCAAGCGTTGCACGCCGTCGCGCGTCACCTCGCCCGTCTTGGAGCCTGCCCAAGCTCTTACAGGCCGATCAAATCGCCGCCCGTTCCAATCGGCGGGATAATCGCCCGTCAGGTGATAGGCCAGCTCGGCAGCGCCGCTATAGGTCTTGCCCAGTTGGTTGCCGGCCATCAACAGGCGCTCGCGAAACACTCGCCCGGCGTCGTGAAACTCGCGCTGTTTCGCGTATGGCTTGTATCGCAACAGCTTAGTGCGAGCGAGCCGGTGCGCTTTCTTCGCTTCCAGCCGTTCCAACAGCGCCAACTCGACGCTTGAGGTCTGCGATTGCTGCGTCAAGCTCGTCATCCGTAAATTCGTCTAGGCGATCGGTGACATCGGCAGTCATGGCGATGGGCTTGCCAACGGCGCGGTCAAGAACGCGAGACGCGGCGTCGAGCGCCACGCGCTCATCAGGGCTGTCCATGCAGCGGACAAGCGTCGCAACGGCTTTTTCGGCGTTTTGACGCGCCATTGCCGCAACATTTCGGCGTGACATGTCCTTTTTGAGCGACACTGGTATCAACTTTCCCGTTTTGATTGTTCGGGCAAAGGTTTGCCGAATTCAGGACGAGCGAAAGATTTTGCGGGATCGCTTTGTTTCGCGTCCGCTGGGCGGGTCCGTCGATACGACGCGAGGCCGTGGCCTCCATCCCCGTCATCCTGCAAGAGCCATGCCATGATTTGCGACGCATTTCAAGGGGCGTGGTCACGCCGCCTTGCGTAGGGCTT